CTCAACTTAACTGAATTGTGTGAGGAAGCGTACGAGCGTGCGGGATATGAAATGCGTTCTGGATATGACCTGCGTACTGCGCGTAGGTCACTTAATTTATTATTTGCTGACTGGGCGAACCGCGGCATCAACATGTGGACAATCCAGCAAGGTACGATTACTTTGCAACAAGGGTTAAACACATACGCTTTGCCAACTGACACAGTGGATCTTTTAGACCACGTTATACGCACAGATGCCAACAATACGTCCACTCAAGCGGACTTAACGATCACAAGAATTAGCGTATCTACTTACGCTACTTTACCAAACAAGTTAACACAAGCGCGCCCTATTCAAGTATGGGTACAGCGTTTAGACGGACAAATATACCCAACGGGGTATACATTAGCAACAGCAATATCTGCTACAGATACCACAATCACCTTATCCTCAACAGCTAATATGGCAACGGCTGGGTTTGTGAACCTTGTTTATAACGGCGTTACCGAAACTATTTATTACAACTACATCTCAGGGAATACCCTTGGTAATTGTTTTAGAGGACAAAATAACACAACTGCATCTTCATTTGCAGTAGGTGCGGCGGTCAATGTACCGAATCTTCCAGCAATTACAGTTTGGCCCACCCCTGATGGAGCACAGACTTACCAGTTTGTTTATTGGCGTATGCGGAGAACTCAAGATGCAGCACAATACGGCAACAACGTCATGGACGTACCATTTCGTTTTATACCACCTATGGCGGCAGGTCTTGCTTATTATGTTGCACTTAAGGTGCCTGATGGTGTTAATCGTCTGCCAATTTTAAAACAACAGTATGATGAGTTTTGGGAACTTGCAGCTTATGAAGATCATGAAAAGGCTTCCTTGCGCTTGGTACCAAGACAGATGTTTATAGGTGGCGGGTTCTAAATGGGTAATCGGTTTTCATCCGGCAAGAACTCGATTGCCGAGTGTGATCGGTGCGGATTCCAGTTTAAGTTAAGAGAGCTTAAAAAAGAAGTTATCAAGACAAAGACGTACGACTTGAAGGTTTGTCCCCAGTGTTGGGATCCAGATCAACCGCAATTGCAACTTGGTATGTACCCAGTTGATGATCCACAAGGCGTAAAAGATCCAAGACCTGACACAACGTATTTGGTTTCTGGGCTTAGTGGGCTTCAAGCTGTACCGGGGATTGGCACAAATGTGTTGCAAAACGGGGAGAATGAAGGTGGTAGTCGAGTTATTCAGTGGGGTTGGAATCCTGTTGGCGGCTCAGAATTATTTGATTCGTATCTTACGCCTAACAATTTGGCTTTGACCGTTTCAATTGGACAAGTTACAATCTCAACGACATAAGGAGTTTATGATGGCTAAGAAAGAAATGGATAAAGATTTGGCGCAAGATAAAGCCATGATCAAAAAAGCTTTTAAAGAACACGACAAACAGGAACACAAAGGTGGACCTGGTACAAAGATCACTCTTAAAAAAGGTGGCGTAACTGGCGCTAGTATGAGAGCAATGGGTCGTAATCTGGCACGTGCACGTAACCAGAAACCTGGGAGCAAGTAATGGCTAAATTCAGTATGAAGAAAGGTGGCAAAGAAGTGGGTCCTGCTTCTGTTTATGCTGCTCCACACACTTCTGGCGGTAAAGCGTTAGAAGAAAAAGATATTGGTTTCTCTGTTGAAATGCCGACACGTAAGAACTGGACACCTTTAAATGGTGGAGTTTCTATTGGGCACAACGATATGGTTGAGTCTACTGGTATTGAGACTCGTGGTAACGGCGCAGCTACCAAAGGTAGAATTGCTAGAGGACCAATGGCGTGACATATACGGAACTGGTAACGGCTATTCAGTCATACACGGAAAATCAATTTCCGACTGTATATCTTGCTGATGGAACGAGTGAGTCTACAACAACTCAAATTAATCGTTTCATCGAGCAGGCTGAGCAACGCATATACAATAACATCCAGTTCCCTAGTCTTCGCGCTAACGTGACAGGAACATTGACTGCGGGTAATCAGTACTTATCTTGCCCCAATGATTTTTTGTCGGTTTACTCTTTAGCTGTTTATCCAACAACTGGCACTAATGCCAACACATATACATACCTTATTAATAAGGATGTTAACTTTATTCGTGAAGCTTTCCCAAGCACAAACGCCGTATATCAAGGACAACCTCAGTACTACTCTTTATTTGGTCCACAGTACAGTAATGTTGCGGAGTTGAGTTTTTTACTAGGTCCTACGCCTGATCAAAATTATGCAGCGGAACTGCATTACTATTATTACCCACCCACAATCATTCAAGGTGCAATAGTAACTTTGGCAATTACAGCACCTGGAGCCAGTTATACAGCGGGCACTTATTACGATGTTCCAATAAGTTATGTAGCTACACAGCCTACAAATTCAGGCGGTTCTATCAATGGAAATTCTGCGCTTGCTACAGTTGTTGTGGCAAGTAATGGTACAGTAACGTCTATCACAGCAACAAGTGGTGGTGCGTTTTACACAGTTGGCGACAGTTTAACAGTGGCAGGTTCTTATATTGGTTCGAGCGGAACTGGTTTTACTTGTTCTGTTTCATCTGTTTCAAATTCGACGGGTGTTACATGGCTCAGTGATAATTATGACTCCGTACTTCTTTATGGTTGCTTGGTCGAAGCGTACACATTTATGAAATCTGAGGCAGACATAATTGCAGGTATTGACGGTAAATTCAAAGAAGCATTAGCAGAAGCAAAAAGATTGGGCGATGGTTTGGAGCGTCAAGACGCTTATCGTTCTGGTCAGTATCGTCAGAAGGTTACATAAAATGGCATTTACTGGTAACTGGGCTTGTGATGTATTTAAAACCGGCATGATGAATGGCGTGTATAACTTCACGTCCGGCACTTTTTATATTGCGCTGTACACCAATTCAGCTACGCTTAATCAAAACACAACGGCTTATACAAGCATAGGCGAGACAACTGGATCAGGCTACACAGCGGGGGGTCAATTATTGGTTGTTTCACAAACCCCAACTACGGGTAGTATAGGGGACACGGCGTATATTTCTTTTAATAATGCTGTGTGGACGGGCGCAATTAGTGCACGAGGTGCGTTAATATATTTAAAAAACAACACCACAAATCCGGCTGTTTGTGTATTAGATTTTGGAGCAACTAAAACGTCTAACGGCTCTTTTACAGTACAATTTCCGGCAACTACTAACACTTCTGCGATTATTCGCATTTCATAAGGAAACATCATGAGTAATGAGATTTCAATCATAGGAGACGTAGTAGATGCTACGGTCACCAGAGGCGCGGGGCAGACAGAACTGTTTGGTCTGCAAGGCATATATAAAGCTGAGTGCTATGACGCACAGGGCAATCTTAAGTGGTCTGACCATATTGAGAACCTAACCACAAACGTGGGTCGTCAGAACTTGCTGAACTTTTACTTTATTTCTCCCTCGGCTACAAACGCCATTTACATGGGACTAATGGGTACAGGCTCACCTTCTTATACAGATACACAAGCCAGTCATGCAAGCTGGTTGGAAGTCGGAGGCGCTAACGCTCCTACATATTCTGGTACAAGAAAGACACCAAGTTTTACAACACCTACCACAGCTAACCCCTCTGTTTTGGTAACTTCTGCTGCGGTTGTGTTTAGCATGACTGGATCAGGAACTGTTGCGGGTGCGTTCATTAACGTGGGCGGTTCATCTACAATTGATAACACAACAGGTATTTTATTTAGCGCAGGAGATTTCTCTGCGGGTTCTAAGACAGTATCGTCAGGCGACACAATTAACGTTACCTATACACTTTCTGCATCGGGTTAATAAATGGCTCTAGTTCTGGCGGACCGTGTCCAGGAGACATCCACTACAAGTGGTACGGGTACGCTCACCCTAAATGGTGCGGTCAATGGATACCAATCTTTTGCCAACGGCGTTGGCAACGGGAACACCTGTTACTATACGATTTACGATACAGTTGCGTATACATGGGAAGTTGGGATTGGTACTTATACTACGTCAGGCAGTACGTTAACGCGTACGACTGTTCTTTCTAATTCATCACAGACTACTTCGCTGATTAACTTTGCGGGTAACTTGATGAACGTGTGGGTGGACTATCCCGCAGAAAAAGCCATATACCAAGATGCAAGCGGAAATACCTATGTACCCAGCCTGGGAGGAACTACACCATCTACAGGTACGTTTACTACTATTACAGGACAGACTGAGACTTTAAAGGGTACTGGTGAGAATTTAACTATTCAATCACAAAATTTAACGGCTACAGGTTGGGGAAATACAAATTTAACTATTAATGCAACTGCCACTACAGCACCAGATGGCACAACAACAGGAAATAGTTTAATACCAACAACATTATCTTCAATACATAGAGTAGGTATTACAAATTCTGTTATATCTGGAATTACATACACAATTAGTGTTTATGCAAAAGCTAATGGATATAACTATTTATATTTTAATTGTAATAATTTTATTGGTGCTTATACAACCTTTAATATTTCGAACGGAACTATAAGCACAATTGGTGGAGGAACTGCAACAATAACGTCTGCGCCAAATGGATGGTATCGTTGCACAATTACTGGAACTACACCATTAACACAAACAGGTACTTTATTTTTACAAGTTAATAATACGCAAACAGGCGCATTAGATGATACGTTTGCGGGTAATGGAACAAGCGGTATATATGTTTGGGGTGTTCAAACAGAAGTTGGTCCTGTAGCAAATACCTATGTCCCAACTACTAGTACTATTGTTTATGGGTATCCATCATTGTCATTTAGTGGTTCAGGTTTAATTGAACTTCAACAAGATGGGTCAATGGTTGTACAACCCGCAGGAACAGGAGCATTACAAGCACAACAGACTACATCTACTGCTACAGGTGGTAATGCTAGGGGTGCTAATGCGGTTGATTGGCAGACTGCTAGAGATACTGCGGCTAAGGTTGCTAGTGGTGCTCAATCTGTTGTTGGTGGTGGTATTTATAATCAAGCTAGTGGTGCTCAATCTGTTGTTGGTGGTGGATCAGGTAACATTTCATCAAGTAATAATTCAGTAATTCTTGGAGGATATCAAAATATCAATTCTGGAAATCAAGCAGCAATTGTTGCAGGCTATAACAATACTTCTTCTGGTTCTTGGAGTGCTATTTTAGGTGGTTATGTAAATACTGCCGCAGGATTTTTAAATTTTATTGGTGGTGGTTTTGCTAATTCTGGAACATCTGGAAGTGCTGTAACAACACAAGCAACATCTGCAATTACATCTGGTTCAACGGCAGTAACATTAAGTGGTTCAAACGCTAGTATTAAAGTTGGACAATTAATTACAGGAACTCCTGTAGCATCTTATCCTGCAACCTATGTTGCCGCTATATCAGGAACATCACTTACTTTATCCCAAAACGCTACATCTTCAACAAACGCAACCCTATCTTTCTACACACCTCATGGAGTAGTAGTAGGAGGAGGAAATAACCAAGCAACAGGAGCATATAGCTTTATTGGTGGTGGTGGTGATGCGGGTACTGCTGCTAATAGGAACGTGGCATCTGGAGATTGGAGTTTTGTTGGTGGTGGACAAGGAAACACAAATGCAGGTGCAGGTGCAGTTATTATTGGAGGTGGTTATACTGGGTCAGGAGTATCTGGAAATTCAATCACTTCATCAGGTACGTATGCCGCAATATTAGGAGGAAAAGGAAATACAAATGCTAGTATTGGAGGTGTAGTTCTTGGGGCTGATAATAATGCAAGTGGATTTGCTGGATCATCAATTTTAGGTGGAAGATTTAACCAATCAAATGCTATTTATTCAACTGTTCTTGGAGGAGCAAATGCTACTAATAGGGGTATAAATGGTCATTTTGCTTTTGGAATTGGCGCAACTACAGGTTCTAATGGTCAATTTCAATCAAGTCTATTAAATCTTTATATACAAACAACAACAACTGGCGCAACCGCATTAACATCTGACCTTTCATCTGCAACCACTACAAACCAAATGGTATTGCCAAATGGTCAAACTGGAACAGTATCTGTTTACACATTTAGAGTATTAATATCAGCGCACAACTCAGCAAACACAACTGATATTGCGGGATGGCAAATACTTGGTGTTATATCTAGGGGCAACGGAGTAGGAACAACTGCATTAGTTGGAACACCAACAGTAACATTACTGGGAGCTACAACAGGTGCTATATCAGCAGGATGGGGAACAGTATCAAACGTAGCGGCAGTAGCAGATACGACTAACGGAGCATTGCAAATTCAAGTTACTGGTGTAGCATCTACTACGATCAGGTGGTCAGCTAGGGTAGAAACTAACGAATTGGCTTATTAATCATGGCAATCAACGAAAACGCAGTCACAGACACACTAACACCTACTACAGGGACTTTAAGCGTAGTTGGTGGTGAATCTATTAATGGTACAGGGATGAATTTGCTTTATCCGTCTGTTGGTTTTGCAAATCCTTGGGCATTAGGAGCTATTACTGTTACAGCAAATTCAACAACTGCTCCAGATTCAACAAATACTGGTGCTTTATTTACTGGCAACGGAGTTTCTACGCAGCATTATGCAGTAAGTACATTTCCATCAGCAGGTGGTTTTCAAAGTTCTTTTTATCCAAGAACTTTTTCTTGTTATTTAAAAGCAGGAACAAATAATTACGCACAATTAATGTATGGATCTGATGTTAATGCTTATGCAAATTTTGATTTATCTTTAGGTGTATTAGGAACAGTAGGATCAACTGCAACTGCAACAATTACATCTTCTGGTAATGGCTGGTATCGTTGTACTTTAACTACTAGTAGTTACGCAGCTATTAATGCTTATATTTTATTGGCTAGTTCCACAACTGCGGCAAGATACGAATCTAATTCATTAAGCACAACTATCTACGCATGGGGCGCACAAGCAGAATATGGATCTGTAGCTAACCCCTATATAGCTACTACGTCTGCAATATCCTACACAAATACTCAACTTCAATTTAACAATAGTGGTATTTTGCAACTACAGGCAGACGGATCACTTGTTGTACAACCCGCAGGAACAGGAGCACTTCAGGCACAACAAACAACCTCATCTGCTACTGGTGGAAATGCAAGAGGAGCTAATGCAGTAGATTGGCAGACTAGTAGAGCTTCTGCAGGACAAGTGGCTAGTGCTCAAAATTCAGTTGTTGGGGGTGGAGCAAGTAATACAGCTAGTGGAGCTTATAGTTTTGTTGGTAGTGGAATCGGAAATCAAGCGAATAGCAATTACAATTTTGTTGGAAATGGAAATGCTAACATAGTAAATTTACCTTATAGTGGAATTGTTACAGGTGCTAGTAATACTGCTAGTGGATATTTTAATTTTATTGGTGGTGGATACACAAATTCAGGAACATCATCATCAACTGCAACAATTCAAGCTACAACAATTGCTTTAACTGCTCAAACCACAGTTTATTTAACATCTACTAATGCTAATATTAAAGTTGGTCAATATGTAACAGGTACAGGTGTTTCTAATAATACTTACGCAACATCATCTGTAACAACAGGAACACCTGCTGTGATGGCTACATCTACGATTAGTGGAACAACGCTAACTGTGGGTTCATTAACATCAGGAACTATTATTGCAGGTCAGGTATTGACTGGTACAGGTGTAACCGCAGGTACATATATTGTCAGCGGTGCAGGTTCTACATGGACAGTATCGGCTTCACAAACAGTTGCATCAACCACAATTACTGGTACGGCATACACATTTACCATATCCCAAAATGCAACAACGGCAGCGGGTATTACTTTATCTTTCTACACTCCACACGGCATTGTCGTAGGCGGGGGCAATAACCAGGCTACTGGATCCTATTCGTTTATAGGTGGTGGTGGTGATGCAGGTACAAGCGGTAATAGGAACGTAGCATCTGGAGATTGGAGTTTTGTTGGTGGTGGATTTGGAAATCAAGCTACTGCTTTAGGTGCAGTTGTTACTGGAGGAGGTTGGTTTTCCGCTGGATATGGATACGCAAATATAGCTTCTGGAATAAGTTCATACATTGGGGGTGGAGCTGGAAATCAAGCTACTGCTACTTATTCTGGAGTTGTTTCAGGATATGGAAATACTTCTAGTTTGAATGGAGCTATTATTCTGGGAGGCTTTCAAAATGCTGCCAATGGATATTATTCAACAGTTCTTGGTGGTTATCAAAATAATGTAAGAGGTATTTACGGAAACGTGGTTTTTGGAGGTAGACCTTCTTTTACTTCTGGTGCTGGATTGGGTTCTGCTCAATCTGCAATGAATGTTTATAGTGGACAGTCAACTACTGCTACTGCAATACAATTGGTTTCAGATGGATCAAATAATTCACCTAGTACAACAAATATACCAGTTCTTCCCGCTCCCGCAACAGGAACATCAAGTGTATACACATTCCACGGCATAGTCTCTGCTAAAAACACGGCTACAACAGATGTAGCGGGTTGGGAAATAAAAGGTGTTATTCAGCGTACAGGAGCAGCGACATCCACAGTAGCAATTGTAGGAACACCTGTGGTAACTTTACTTGCAGCAACGGCAGGGGCAATTACTGCGGGTTGGGGAATGGCAGCTAACGTAGCGGTAACGGCAGATACGACAAACGGAGGTTTGGGTATTAAGGTAACAGGTGCGGCAAGCACTACAATTAACTGGAATTGTCGTTTAGATACGGCAGAACTTTTATAAACTTTTTTAACGGAGAAAATCATGGCATTAAAACTTAACTTAGGCACAACTCAATTTGGCGCAGCAGCACCAGAGGCTTATGCTAGAGTAACAAACTTTTTTGGAAACAAGGATAACATCCAAGTTCAGGTGAGCGTACATTACAACGAAGATGCAAGACATGGAAATATGTCTCCTGTGATGGAACACGCACACTATATTGGATTAGCAGACCTAGCGGGTAAGGGTGAGCTGATGACTGCAATATACACAGTTCTAAAAACAATGGCTCCATACCAAGGCGCAACAGACGTTTAAGTGTGTTTGGGCTAAATGCATTTGCCCAGTCCCCGTTCAATGCGCTGGGCGTACCGCCACAAA